CCCCCTATTGGTTGTTCTTCTACCTTAACGCTTTCAATAGTAAATTGAATGTCGTTATGAATTTGCGGAATAAAATAACCAACTGGCTTTTTTAAATAATTTGCAACGCCTAAAAGTTTATCAATAGAAATTCTATTACTAGCTTTTTCATATTTTTGTATTTGCTGGAATGTTACATTAATAGCTTTAGCCAATTCTGATTGCGTTACGAACCTTTTAGGTAATTTTCTATTAGGAGATATAGGAGTTATCTTCCTGTCCATTTGGGTTCTTGCTTCTTTAATTTTTTTTCCGATTGTTTTATATAATTCAAGATTTGAATTAACTGTGTTTGTTTTTGTCATGTTTCCTTTCTTTTAAGCGTAGAATCCCCTTATCCCTTACACAACTTTTATTAGAGATAGCTTATTTAAGTTGTAATGCTATCTTGTTTTTGTTCTAAATCAAGAATTTCTTGAGCTATTACAGGCAATTTATTTTGGTATTTACGAATCATTCGCTTGTGTTTATTCATTCGCTCCACCCACCTGTCTTTCTTCGCTTTTAAGTCCCTGATTTGTTTGGGGTTTATCGCCATTTTTTTTTTCACTGACTATTTTTATATTTGACCCAAGAAAACGCCTGTCAGTTATTGTTATAGTAGCGTCATCTTTAGGTGTTTTTTGCTTGTGAGCATTTTCCGTAGCTTCCTCTATGGTTGCCCCAACAAAAAATTCTTTAAAATTAACAACTAATTCTTGCAAAGTGTTTTTTTCTACTTTAGCCATTTAACTCTATATTCCGTCTATATCCTTTTAAACGCTTTATTTCTTTTCTTTGTTCCAATTTATTAATCAATACTGTTACAGAATTTTTACTTTTAAAATTTAATGCATCAGCCATCTCTTGATAAGTTGGATAATATTTGTTCTTTTTTGCATATTTTTTAATAAAATTCAATAGCTTCATCATTAAAGGGGTCATTGGTGCTTTATTTTCCATTGTTTTCTTCCATTTTAAGACTTCTATTTAATTCATTATATCCGTTAATATCATCGTAAGTATCTTTCTTATATTTTTTATTAGTAATAGAACGCCATAATTTTACAAATATCATGCAAAGCCCAAATATATTATTGGGACAATGTACTTTAGTTCCATTAAAAGCGGATAGAATACTTTCTAAAACACCTTTAAATACATAGCTTGTAGAATGAAAACTACCATATTCGCTTTGCTTTTCTTTCAAAAGTTTTTCTAATTCTTTTGATATTTGATTTATATTTTTAACATTGTCAGTCATGTCCTAATTGCCAATCTAATTTTTCTTCATATCCATTATAATAATTTCCTTTAGTGTCTATGCAAAAATGCCCTGCTACTACCCACCCTTTATAAAAACCATAATAACCATCATTTTCAAAAAATTTATGTTTAACTTTTTCATAATAAATTTCTTCACAAGTTATAGGTTCTACCGAATAGCTAAAAGGAACTTTGACATAGATAATTTCGTTTGGACTTTTTACTAATAATAATATTAGAAAAAAAGTTTTCACTAAAAATCAAGTTTGTTTTCGCTTGGTTTAGGTTGTTGTTTATCTTGTGGGTCATTTTGATAACCGGCTATGTTTGGTTTTTCCGATTTATCATTTAACCAACCAATAAGATTTTTTTTATTAGGTGCAACTTCCGGAGCATGAATATTACCGGTAAATTTATTGTCGTCCCCTTTAAATAAAACTCCTACTTGGGCGAATATTCTTATAAACTTTGTATTGCCGTCTTTTGAAGTACCTTTAGAACCTAATATAGTACCTTTTTCTCCGTTGGCTAATAAAGTATTTCCTGAAAAATCTATCTTTATAGATTTTGGGTTGTCCGCTTCATAGGGAAATAAAACCCAGTCTTTTGATTTACCATTCTGATTTGACATTTTGTCCTCCGTTGTTTTTGATGGTTTGTTGTTTAGTTTGAAATAGTTTTTCTATTTCTTCGTTTTTAGTTTTCCAAGTCGAATACAAAGTATTAAGTTTTGTTTCCGTTCTTTGACTTTCTATTTGTGTTTCGATTGAATCTTTTTTTGATGGTTGGTTATTAATAGCATTAGCAACTTCTTCGGCAGAAGCAAATTCGCTACCATGTAAGCCAAACGCTGCTAAACATCTTCCTAAACTTGATGTAAAAGCATTTTCAACTGCCGAAGTTTTATTAATAAAGGAGCTGTTAAAACTTTCCCTTGCATGACCTACGCTGTAGGGTGTGTCGCCAATATACAAAGTAGTTTTTGTTGTAACAAAACTATCGTTTGTTTGGCTATCAATTAATTGTTCGTCTATTTTAGATTCCGGAAAATAATTTATTAAATGTTGATGTCTTATAGCAACTGTAGAATATTTTTTACCTTTTATATCAACTGTATTAACTTCGCTTAATTTATTAATACATTCTAAACGCCTTTCTTTAAAACCCCCTTTGCTTTTTTCTTCTTTACTTGTTTCCCTTACTTTCATCTTTTTTCCTTTCTTCATTTTGTTTTTTTTGTTCTATATCTTTTAATGCTTTGTTGTGAATATAGCTTTGGTTTTTATTTTTTTGATTTTCCTTATCTTCATACTTACTTAATTTAGTTCTTAAATCGGTTATTTCAGCGTCCCTTTCCCTAATTAAAGAATCTTGTTTTTTTTGTTGTTTTTGATAATTCCTAACTTCGGTTTGTAATTTAGCTATTTTTTCCAGCATTTGCTTTTCCTTTCATAACTTCTTTTATAGACAATTTATGAACTATAATGTCTTGTAAAGCTCTCCCTACAATTCCACCAAAAATCATTTTCATATTTGGGGGTCGCTTTTTTCTATCTTTTTCATCAAGAACGCAATAGTCATAAAACCATTGGTCTGGACTTTTTGTTAATTGAGAGGGAGAAAGATGATCTGCTGTAAAGCAACCCCCAACCTTTCTATGTTTCCATTGTTTGCCAATCTTAATAAGCATTGATTCGGAAGATAATACAAAATTTGTAAAAAATCAATACATTAATTATTTGCAATTATTCAATAAATGCTTAAAGATTCGATATGGCTTTTAAAATCATTAAATATAAAAGCAAAAAAATTAAGGTTTTATGGGAAAATTGCGGAGATTGTCATGCTGTATTTGACCCTGATCCTTTAATTTTACGAATCAATCCAAATTTATCAAAAGAAATGATGGCTAAAACTTTATATCATGAGCTTTGGCATATAATTTGTTGGATAAATAAAGTTAATATAAATAAAATTGGCGAAGAAAAGACGGCATTATTAAGCGAAGAATTTATTCCTATATTAAAGAAAAATCCTAAAGTTAAAAAAATGATAAATGAATATTTACGGTGATATGAGAATATGTACTAAATGCGATATGAAAGCTGATGTGGTCGAAAACGGAAAGGATTATTGCGCTGAATGTTGGTGGGAAAGTTTTTCAAATACCGGAATAAAACTTAAAGACTATCATAAACAAGAAAAGGAAAACAATATTGAAAGAACTAAAAGCAATCAAAAAAAAGTATAAAATTATCTATGCTGATCCGCCCTGGTACTTTAAAAGTTATTCTAAAAAAGGCGAAGATAGAAACGCAACAAGGCATTATTCTTGTATGGCACTCAACGATATATGTAATCTTCCTATCAATGATATTGCTGATGTGGATTGTACTCTTTTCCTTTGGGTTACTGACCCTTTTCTTAAAAAATCTTTTAAAGTCATTGAAGCATGGGGTTTTAAATATAAAACGGTGGCTTTTACATGGGTTAAAACAAATCAAATGAATAATTTTTTTATGGGTTTAGGTTATTGGACAAGAGCTAATCCTGAAATGTGTTTGTTAGCTACAAAAGGAAAACCAAAAAGAATTTCTAAAAATGTTCAACAATTAGTTATAGATAAGCGTAGGGAACATAGTAAAAAACCTCATAAAATAAGAAATGCAATAGTTGAGCTTTGCGGAAACTTGCCAAGAATAGAGTTGTTTGCTAGGCAAAAGGTTCAAGGTTGGGACAGTTTCGGTAACGAAGTATGAAAAAATTAAGAATTTTAAGTTTAGGTGCTGGAGTACAATCATCAGCTTTAGCGATGTTAATAGAACAAGGTAAAGTTCCAATGGTTGATGCAGCAATTTTTGCAGATGTTGGAGCAGAGCCAGAAAATGTTATTGAGTGGCTACAATGGTTAAAAACAAAAGTTTCTTATCCAATTTATATAGTTCAAGACAGAAATTTAAAACAAGATTTAATAGATTTTTCATTAGGTAAATATCATAAAATTAAAATACCATTTTTTACATTAAGCAGTAATGGCAAAAAAGGTATGAACAGACGACAGTGTACTGCCGATTATAAAATTACCCCAATTAATAAAAAAATTAGAAACTTATTAGGATTAAAAAAAGGCGAAAAAAGAAAAGAGGGAACAGTAGTAGAATTATTAATGGGTATTTCATTGGATGAAGTACAAAGAATGAAAGTAAATCAAATTAAATATATTCAAAATCAATATCCATTAATTGATATGAGATGGAACAGACAGAAATGTATTAGTTGGTTTGAAGAAAATTATAAACTTACTCCACCAAGATCAGCTTGTACTTTTTGTCCATTTCACAGTAACGCAGAATGGTTAAGAGTAAAACAAAATAAAAAAGAATGGGATAAAGTAGTCAAATTAGAAAAATCTTTAACTAACAATAAACAATTAAAAAAAATTGGTTATGACGACAAAATTTATTTTACCAATAAAGGTATTCCGATTGATGAAGTAAATTTTGAGGAAAAAACAGATCAACTAGATTTATTCAATAATGAGTGTGAGGGAATGTGTGGAATATGATTGTTAAATTAGAACCATACGAAATAGAAATGGCTTCACAAGTAGCTAATAAAAGATATGTTGAAAATATTAAAATGAAAAAAAAATTCGGACATGGTTATAAAGGTTCGGAGGAGCGTACACTATCTTTAGGAATTTTAGGGGCTATGGGCGAAGTTGCTTATTGTAAAGCAAAAAATGTTTTTTTTAATGGTAGTTATAGCGACACTTATAATAGATACGATAAAGCTGATGTTGGTAATGATATAGAAATAAGAACCCAACAAAAAAAATATAATAATAGTTTAATTATTCGCCCAATAGAAAAGAAAGCAAAATATGTTTTAGTTACTTATGAGGGCGAACATACATATACAATTCAAGGTTGGTATCCTTATTTTGTCAAATTAGAAGATAAATATTTAACAGATTTTGGGTTAGATAGACCTAAATGTTGGAGTATTCCAATAAAAAATTTATATAATATATATGATATATGACGGATAAAATAAATTTTAAAATATTTAAACCTTTTGGCTCAACTTTAGCAAAAGCAGTTTTGCCTTTAGATTTAATTAAAGATTTTAAAGAAGATTTAAAAAATATTAGAAGCGATAAAGAAAAGAAAAATAACCATGATTGGGGCGAAAGATTAGTAGGTCATGTTGCCGAAGAATATTTAATAACCCCAGAAATTATGTTAAAATGGAAAAAATCTTTTTTTGACCCTATTATAGCTTCATACACTAACGCCCATTATAAAGAAGAAAAAATAGAATCTATATTAATTAATTCTGCTTGGTATGTAGTTTCAAAACCTGGAGATTATAACCCTTGCCATCGCCATACAGAATATACAAAAACAAAAAATTATCATCTTTCTTGTGTTGGTTACTTGCAAATCCCAGAAGCCATGATTCCTACGGAAAACGCAAAACAACATAATGATTTTTCCGGTAATACGGAATTTATAGAGGGTTCGGAGGGTATGTTTACTGATGTTAATTATAGAATTACGCCAAATGAAATGGAGCGTACTTGGATTCTTTTTCCAAATTCACTTTCGCATATTGTTTATCCGTTTAATTCTACTAATAAAGATGAAGAAAGAATTTCATTTTCTTTTAATGCTACAATAAATTTTAGTTCGTCAAAAAATAGCTAGTCCACATCACTATTTCTAGTATTATTATTGCTTCTAACATAGCTTCCTTTCCCTTTCTTTGGTTTTACTACTTTCAATTTGAATTGAGGAGTTTTTAATTTCTTCGCTATTGGATTCTTTGCTTTTAAATTTGTTTTCATAATGTCTATATATAATACCTTTAGAAGATAAAATATTTTTTAATGTTTGCCTTGCCAAT